CAACATTATCAAGCTGGGGAAGTAATCACAAGTTATCAGGTCTAGCTTATTTAGCTTTGAAGTTTAAATGGAATCAAGATGTATTTGGTGGCATACCAAAAGTTCAAGCAAAGATAAAAGGTAAAAAGGTTGTTACACTAGCTTCTAATTTATCTGAATCTTCAGCTACATTTTCATCTAATCCAGCTTTTTGCTTATTAGATTATTTAAGAAATACAAGATACGGAAAAGGATTAGCAACAACAGATATTGATTTACAAAGTTTTTATGATGCTTCACAAGTTGCAGTAACACAAGTAACACCATATTCAGGTGCATCAGATATAAACATATTTGATTGCAATGCAGTATTAGACACTTCAAAAAAAATAATTGAAAATACAAGAATTTTACTTAGAGGTTGTCGAGGATTTTTACCTTACTCATCAGGTAAATATAAATTAGTTTTAGAAACAACAGGTTCAGCTTCAATAACACTTACAGAAGATGATATATTTGGTGGTTATAGTTTAGCAAGTGAGGATAAAAATAATAAATACAATAGAGTGATAGTATCTTTTGTAAATCCTGATAGGAACTTTCAAGTAGATGAAGTTCAGTTTCCACCAATAGATGACTCAGGTTTAACTAGTGCAGATCAACACGCAACTATGAAAACAGCAGATGGCGGTTTTTTATTAGAGGGTAGATTTGATTTTCAAACATTAACCTCTCCGTATCAGGCAGAAGAAATGGCAGAAGTTATTTTAAGAAGATCTAGAGAAGCTTTAAAATTAAATATTAATGCTGGTGGAAATGCTTATGATTTAGCTATAGGAGATATTGTAAATATAACACACGCATCAATAGGTTTTTCTGCAAAAGCATTTAGAGTAAATAGTATGTCTTTTAATGAAGATTTTACAGTAGGATTAAATTTAATAGAGCATCAAGATTCACACTATACTTGGGCTACTAAAGGTCAAGTTGCTAGTACACCATCAACTAATTTACCTAATCCTTTTTCTATTCAACCACCAGCAAGTGTTACTTTAACAGACGAAATGATTGAATATGCTGATGGAGTTGTTTTAACAAGATTAAATATTGTAATCGGTGCATCACCTGATTCGTTTGTTCAATACTATCAAGTTGAAGCTAAAAAAACCTCAGAAGATAATTTTAAAATAATATCAAGTGGAACAGAATTAAGACACGAGTTTTTAAACGTAATTGATGGAGAAAATTATACAGTTAGAGCAAAAGCGATAAATGCTTTAGGAGTATCATCAACATTTACTTCTGCAACTCACACAGTAGTCGGTGCAACAGAAACACCAGCAGACGTAACAGATTTATCGGTTTCTTTAGTAGGTTCAAATCAAATGGAGTTATCTTGGACACCTGTGGCAGATTTAGATATAAGTTGGTATGAGATTAGATTTCAAAATGTTACAAGTGGTGCTACATGGAATGAAAGCACACCAATAGCAAAGGTTGTAAGAAGAAAATCTAATGCTTTAGTTGTAAATGCTCAAATTGGGTCTTATTGTATAAAGGCAGTAGATAAATTAGGTAATAGTTCTGCAAATGCTTCAATAGTCTCAACTAATATTTCTTCTTTAGCAAATTTTACAAATGTTTTAACTTTGAGTGAATAATGGCAAATTTTGATGGAACAAGAGATAGTAATGTAGCAATATCAACGGACAATGCTGGTAGAAAAGTATTAATATTAGATACAATTACACAAACTGATAGTTTAGTAGGAAATGTAGATTCTGCTGAGGGTAACTTTGATTTAGGTGGCACAGACTCTACATCTAATCCTACTAATTTTGGTGGTAATGTAAAATCATCAGGAGAATATATTTTTTCAAATACACTCTCATTAGATGCTATTTATGACACAACTTTAGGTGCTGTTATCGGTATGAGTTCAGAAGATGAATATGATTTATTTGATTCAGGTAGAGGTGCAACAAATTTTGAAGAAGCCAAAGCACCTTTTGATGGAAGCCCTGAAATACAATGTGGCGCTGAGGTAACTGTTGGTTCAGATAATACAAGTTTAGATAATATTACAAGCTTTCAGAAGATTGCTCAACAAAGCACAATCAAAGGTAGGTTTTTTAAATTTAAGTGTAAAATTACAAGTGATGATAATAAAGTTCGTGCAAAAGTTCACACATTACAAGCACAAGTCAATATGGAGAAAAGAACAGAAGCTGGTCAAGATGTCGTGTCAGATGCGTCAGGAACAACGATAACTTTTGTTAATTCTTTTTATGCGACTCCAAGTATAGGTATATCAGCACAAGGATTACAAACAGGAGACTATTATCAAATTACAAGTAAATCAAAAACTGCCTTTACAATAAGGTTTTATAATAGTAGTAATACAGGAATAAGCAGAACATTTGATTATCAAGTTGTCGGGTATGGCTTGAAATCAACCAGCTAAAGGAGTATAAACAGATATGAGCCAAGTTTCAGATGTAGTATTAGCCAATCAAGGATTTGCAAGTTTCAGAACGGAACTTAATAATATATTAGGTGCGTTAAATTCTACTCATGTTGGAAGTTCAAGACCATCATCTGCTGTTGCTGGAAGTCTTTTTGTAGATAACGCAACAACAAATGTATTAAAGGTAAAAATTTTTGATGGCTCAGATGACGTAGAGTTATTTCAAATTAATACATCAACAAATGCGGTGACTAGCACAATGTCAGTAACAGGAACAATATCTGAAACTGACCCAAATGCTTTGCCACTTGCGATAGCATTAGGATAAAAATATGGCAAATACATTTAAAGTAAAAACTAATGGTGCAATGCCCGCTTCTGCTGGCACACCTCTAACTTTGTACACAGGCAAAACTTCTACAACAACAGTAGTAATTGGTTTGTTACTTTGTAATATTCACACAGCATCAGTAACAGCTAGTGTTAAAATAGAATCTGATACATCAGACACAGAAACTAACGAAACAGTTTTTGTAGTTAAAGATGTAACCATACCAGCAGGTTCTTCACTAGAATTATTATCAGGTGGAAAAGTAGTATTGCAAGCAACAGACGTACTTAAAATTGATTGTAGTGTCTCTGCAAAGATAGATGCAACATTAAGTGTTTTAGAAATAACATAGGAGTTTTAAGTGCCTTACATTGGACAACAACCAGCACCAAAAGTTGTTACATCAAGCGACCTAGCTGATGATGTAGTAACAGCAGATAAAATAGGTGATACAGCAATTTCAGGATTTACTGCTTTAGGTGCAGAACCAGCAGATACAGACGAGTTATTAGTTTCAGATGCTGGAACTCTTAAAAGAATGGACTACTCTTATATTAAAGGTGGTGGTGGTTTAGTTTTGATTTCTTCAACAAATGTAACAAGCGGTGTATCAGATGTTCAGTTTACATCAGGTATTGACAGCACATATAATGTTTATAAAATAATTATATCAAATTCGCATGGTGCAACAGATAATGCAGATATGGAATTACTTATTTCAACAGATGGTGGTTCAAGTTATGCTAGTAGCGATTATACTTTTGTCTTTGATAGTCAAGATGGTGCTAGTAATACAGGAGATGAAAATAGTGAAAGTTCTAGTAGAATTTTATTAACAGGTGATAATGTTGGTGCGTCTGGTAATGAAAGTTATTCAGCAGAAATTATATTATATAATCCAGCTTCAACTGTTTTTTATAAAAAGTTTGAATATAGAAGTACATATTTTGAAAAAAATAATCTTATTTGTGAATGTAGAGGTGTAGCAAGTTATAAAGCAAATACATCAGCTATTAACGCAATTAAATTAAAATTTAGTAGTGGAAATATAGATTTAGGTCGATTCTCACTTTATGGAATTGCACACAGTTAGGAATAAATTATGGCATATATAGGAAATCCCCCAATATCAGGTAACTTTCAAGTTTGTGACGCAATAAGTGTAGTTAATGGTCAAGCGGCTTACACTATGCAAGTAGATTCTGCTAATGTATCGCCTGAGTCTGCAAATCATATGCTTGTATCTTTAAATGGTGTATTACAAAAACCAAACTCATCATTTACTATTTCAGGTTCAACAATTACTTTTGCATCAAATCTAGCAACAGGTGATGTTATAGATTTTATTTTATTACTTGGTAATGTTAATGATATTGGAACACCATCAGATGCCACAGTAACAAATGCTA